ACAAACTCAAAGCGGGGCAACGGACGATCGCTATCCCAGAGTTTGAACCATTCACGCTTTACGATGCCGGCTTCTTCAGGATCGATGATCTCGGCGTAAATCTCTTGGCGGCCAAGCTTCGTACCCTCGTACTGAAGTATCTGCTTTTGGAACGTAGGCGCCAGGTTGTGCAGGTTGTCGTATGTCGAGGCAGCCGTGTAGACAACATCCTCGCCGTCACGATTGACCAAGTCCATGATCAAAGGCTTAGGCTTTGGCGTGGTGGTGGCGATGATCTTAGGCGACTTGCCCAGTCGCATGCCAAACTGCAGCATGTCCCAAGCATCATCAAGGTAGTCCCATGCAGCCAACTCGTCAAGCCAGCCGCCGTGGAACTGCGGGCCGCGGAAGCGATCCGGCTCCGACGCCGGAATCCCTTTTAGAATTGAGCCATTGATCAAGTGCAACTCATGCAATGATCGAGTGTAGTGGTCAATGAGAGCTTGCGGGATTACATTGAGCAAGCCTGAGTCACCCTCAAAGCAGACATCACGAACATCAGCAGATGTTGGCGCCGAGACTAGCCACCGCGTACCCGGTTGCTTCCATGCTTCCCACCATGCCCACTCAGCCGCGCAACGCGTTTTGCCTGCACCGCGCCCAGCAAGCAACAACCATATCGCCCACCAGTCACCGGCAGGAGGCACTTGGTGCGTATTGGCAATAGTCAACCACTTGGTGCGCGCCTTAAGTGCAGCCTGCCATTCAGGCGAGGCCTTGTTAAGACTCGGCCCAGCTTGAATGCGCCGTGCTAGATCAGTCGCTGCCGTCTGACTTAGCATCAGCTTGGCGCGCGGCCAATAGTTCGTCCATCAGAGTTTGCGCAAAGTCATGCACAACGTCAACTTCGATTGCGCCGCCATTGCGCCCACTCACCTCAACCTTGGAGTTATCGCGATAATCGTTGGGGAAGCGTGCAGCCATGGACCGCGACCACAACCCAGTGTTGAGCTTCGGCCCACCCGGCGATTCGATCATGTGCTCAAGCGCCAAGCGTTCCATGTGAGCCATCGCGTCATATCGTGCTTGCTCTAAGGCGACCCGAAATTCTTCGTGCGCACCTTCCCAGTTTTGCAGATTACGCCAGCCGATGCCAAGCTCGTTAGCAATCATAGACCGAGTGTAGCCAAGCTGACCAAGCTTGACGACGCCCTCGCAATACGCCGGGTCGTACTTACTCGGCCGGCCGCGAAACTTCCCGTTAGCTGTTGGTGTCTTCGTTGTCATGAGTGAATACTACTCCAAAAAAGTAAAGCTGTACAATTGCATGCAAATCACGATAAAAAGGGCAGGTAACAAAAACAGGTAACATTTTGCCAGAAAACTTCTATAGAGCGCATATACTGTAATACTCTATTCTTCTAATATATTCTTTATTATTTTTGTTACTTTTGTTACTTTTGTTATTATATAAAAGAATCAATAACTTAGTGAGTAACAAAAGTGGTAACAAAAATCCCAGGTAACATTTTTTGTCCTCAAAACGAGGCATTTTGTTCAATTTCACGTTGCACCGCGGCCTCAGTATTTTTCCCGATATCGGCCCAGGTAACATTTATCGCAGGCGAATTTGTTACCCGTATAGTCGTGTATCTTTCGGCCTTTCCATTGATTTTCAAGAGTTTGCCGGTTTCAATTTCTCCATGCGCAAGTAGTGCTTTCCTGATGTATTGCGCCTTAGGTCGACCGTCATGTCCCCACTTCTCGCAAAGCAGTGCCAGCTGCGCAGCCGTGAAAGCACCGTGGCCTTGCAAATTGCTGTTAATCCATTGTGATAGCTCCTGTGCAAAGGCTTCCAATGGCGTTTTGCTGGCGTTAATCGCAACTTGCTTATACTTGGTCATTGGCGCCGGCGCGTAGACGTCAAACTTTGTAATGTCACGAGTCATGTACCATTCCAACACGTGGCTAAAGCCTTGGCCTTGCGAATCACGAGCCCATAGCATAAGCTGCCTAACTCTTTCAAGTATGTCAGTTTGCTTGAATGTCGGGCATTTATAAATGGCCTCGCGCCTGGAGCTGTTCCCCATGTGCGTGATGTAAGGCTTATTGGAGGTAAAGACGTAGTTCACGTAATTCTTGATCGTGTATTGCGCGCCATACTTGTTGTTGACCGTGATCTCTTTGCCGGTGATCAGGTTTTTGAGCCTGGAGCTATGGTCCTCACGATCAGACGATGGCTCATTCACGACAATGAAGATCTTGCCTTTTAAGATGCCGTTGAAACTGCTGAACAGATCGTCGGGGCCGAGCGTTGCAGCCGGTGCGTTGTCCCCCATGCCCAGCATTTCAGCAATGAATTCAGGAATGGCAGACTTGCCCATGCCTTCCATGTCATGGATGAATTGCGGAGTCGTGTTGTTGCGGCGGTATGGATGCTGGACGATGTTGGCAACCCAATCATGCCAGTACTCCTCAAAATGTGGCTCGGCCTGGAAGAAGTACTTACAAAAGTCCAAGTAGATACTCACATCGCCCTTGGCTGGTGCATACGCCCAATCTCGAAAGAGATTGTAGCAGCGGTCAGGCGTGATTTGTAGGCCCTGGTGCTCCGGATACATGCCAATGAAGTCCAGCTTGCAGCATCGTGGCCACTTCTTGTACTCCTGCAGTAGGGGTAGCTCCTTGGTAACCACGTTTCCGTTGGGCTTGGCGGTCACCTGAGTGAAGAAGTGCTGCGCCGAGTCGATCATTGCCTTGGACCAGGGCAGCACCAAGCCATCTCGCAGGCGAATCACGTCACCGTTGAAGAGTGCGTACTGCGTCTTGAACTCGTAAAGCCTAGTCTCAAGCGTGTCGATGCCGTTCATGACCGTGGAGGTGGTGGTAAGTACCTGCGCCAACGTGCCACCGGCCAAAAGATGATCATCAATGGCGTACTTTTGCCCCTTGCCTGGTCCGAACTTCCCGACTCTACACAGATGGACCGTGGCGCCAAGGCCACGAAGCGTGACTGCCAACTTAGTCTCGGCCATACCAACCTGTTCGTTAGGCTCACCGTCATCGTTGGCGCCATCGTAGTCGAAGATGATGAAGACCTTTCGTGACTTGTCGGCAAAGCTGGTCTTTTTGCGCCACATGATCTGCATCAACGTCTTGTGTAGGTGCAAGCCCGACTTGTCGGTCCACGATGTCACACCTGCCAGCCCCAATGGAGCGTATGTGAGATTGTCGACCGTGATCTGCTTGGTCAAAGCCCAGGCTTTGAATTCCCCTTCGGTGATGATGATGGGGATGTCTACATCATGCGCCACTTGCCGCCACCCCACCGTTGGGGGCAGATAGACATGCGTGCCGGATGCTCGTGCCTGGCTGTACTTCATCTTGGTCATGGGCATCAAAAGTCGGACTCTGTTGAAGCCCGATGTGTTGCCATCCATGTCGAAGTACGGCAGGCGAATCGACCACTCACGAGTATGGCCTAGCAATGCGTGTGTTGCCGTAGGCTCTAAGAGCTCAAGGCCAAGGTGCGCAATGTCCTGCGCATCAAAGCCTCGGGCCTGGCAAAAGTTGTTGTATAATGTGTCTGGGTCTGTTGTTTGGTTGGCAAAGCTAGATGGCATGGCTCACCTTCGTAATCATGTAGTACCTCCTTCCAATGATGTATCTTGGGGGCCAAGCTGACCAAGCGGCTTGGCCCCAATTTTTTGTGTGGCTTCCTGTATGGCGAATGCAGTGCGTTAGACACGCGACTGCCTGGGCCGTACGGTCACTGCGAGTTGTGGATTGTATCTTGCGCATGATCCCTTTCAATGGTCAAAAAGTACCCCTTCACAACAGGCTTTTTCGCCTTGTTATTGGGCCATGGTTCCCCATGGTCTGAGCATAGTATCATAGGTCGCGCCGAGCGCCTCTCCAAGGCACCCTGAGTCTTAACAATTCTTAACAATTAAGTCCAACACAAATCCCGAGATGTAGATACTATGCCCTTGTAGCACTTGATCGTTGAACGTAACATTGACCATTGAAAGGAACACACCATGAACATGATGACCACTCCCGAGTTGCTGTCCTTGGTAGCTACCAACGACATCGATCACCTCGCAATGCTTGACAAGCAAGTCAAACTTCTGACCGCGCAGCTCAAGGCTGCCAAGGATGCTGTTGCCAACAAGTACGGTGAAGGCAAGCACCGCGGTGAGATGTCCGGCGTGAATGTCACCATCGAACAGCGTGAAGGCACCGTTGATAAGGACGCACTGTACGCTGCGTTCGGCATCACCGAAGCTGACATCGCCAAGTTCCGCGCCCCTGCAATCGCCGTGATCAAAGTCTGCGTCAAGGCCTAACACATCAACCGGGGGCTACGGCCCCCACATTCAGGAGAACACCATGCAAAACGAACTTTTGGTCTTAGAAAACATATACGAGTCGATCCATGTTGACGCGTGGGATGACGGCAGGGTGTGGATGAATCTGATGATCGACAGAGCAAGCGTCCGAGTGTTCCTGACCAAGTCTGAGGCGCAACGCTTGATTGAGATGTTGAATATCGCAATGGCTAAGAAGGAGACAACCAATGCCTAAGACGCTTGCTACCGCCGCGGCACTGTGGGCCAACATTGAGGGGTGTGTCCGCGCTTCACCGGATCCCATGTCTTTGCAAGACATTTGGAAGTGGCCCAGTGTCTATGAGCTTGTCGGGAAGGCCGGATACCACCGAGTCCAGTACGTGTGCAAAAGACTGCATGCCAAAGGCGTGTTCGCCAGAGACCGGCAAGGCCAAGAGGTATACTACTCCATGCTCCACGCGCCGGTGGTTCTGGAGCCTATCTCAAACCCCCTACCGCAGGAATTGCAAGACCTTGGGATCCAGGTCAACAAGGCCGAGGACAGTCTGACCATCCAGTTCAAAGGCCTGAACATCCGGATCTCAGTGGCCTGAAAAAAGATTTGCGGGAATGTGTATTTTTCCCGAGATTGATGTACTATGCCCTTGTAGCACTTGACCAACTGACCATTGAAAGGAACCACCATGACACAACGTAACCAACTTACCTGCCGCTGCGCAGCCTACAAATTCCCGCATCGCAAAGACGGCGGCGCCTGCTGGACGTATGGCGTCGAAAAGCAAGAACAGGCCCACGAACAGAACCTGCGCAACATGACTCGCAGCGAGTACGATGCCTGGTCACAGGCCTGGAAGCTGGACCGCGCCTAGTTGTACAATCACACTACTAACTCTGATCATTGAAAGGAACTACCATGGCACACATGCTTGCAACCACAGCTGAAGGCAAGGCCGCAATAGCCTACGTTGGCGAAACTCCGTGGCACGGCCTGGGGCAGCAACTCACTGATGACGCGCCCCTCGAAGTCTGGGCCAAAGAGTCCGGGTTGGACTTCAAACTCAACACAACGGACGTGCACTACAAGACTTCGCCCGACAATGTTTATGCGATGAACGTTTTCGAAGGTAAGCGTGTGATGTACCGCGAAGATACGGGCGCAGCCCTTGGTGTTGTGTCCAACCGCTACAAGATCGTGCAACCTACTGAGATGCTGGAATTCTTTCGTGACATGGTAGGCAACGTGGCCCACCTGGAAACGGCCGGCGTCCTACGCAATGGCGCGCATTACTGGGCACTGGCTCGGATGGACGGCGAATTCTCACTGGCCGGCGACTCAGTCAAACAGTACTTGCTACTGGCATCCTCGGCCGATGGTACCTTGGCAACACAGGCGCGGCTCACGGCAGTCCGAGTGGTATGCAACAACACTTTGCAAATGGCGCAAAATCGTGGCCGCGCTGAAGTGGTTGTGCGGCATACCTCGGTGTTTGAGCCGTTGCAGGTGCAACTTAAGCTGGCAGAATGCAACGCAACCTTCAAAGCTTTTGCTGATTCGGCCAAGCTCTTGGCATCGGCTAAGATCTCCAGCTTGCAGGCACAAAAGGTGTTCACCAACCTGCTGGGTGGCGATGACGCCAAGCCTAGCAAAGCAGCCCTTCGTGCATTGGCCCTTTTCGAAGGCCAAGGGATTGGCGCTGATCTGGAATCGGCCAAGGGTACGGCTTGGGGTGCTTTGAACGCGGTCACTCAGCTTCTGGATTGGGAAACCGCCAGGACGCAGGACGCTCGGATTCGCAACTCCTGGTTTGGTGGTGGTGTGAACCTGAAGCAGCAGGCGGTCAAGCAGCTTCTGGCCATGGCTGACTAAGACTACAAACCAGGGGCTTGGCTCACCACCAAGTCCCTGCAAAAAAAGTTTGTAATTTCTTGAGAATTGATGTACAATGCTTCTGTAGCAACTAGTCCTCTTGTCCACATTGATTGATCATTGAAAGGTATCCATGAACATCTTCTACTTACACCGCTCCGCCCCTCTCGCAGCAGCGTATCATTGCGACAAGCATGTCGGCAAAATGCTTATCGAATCGTGCCAGCTCTTGGCCACTGCGCATCATCAGCACGGCAACGGCGATCGCGTTACATACAAATCTACGCATGTCAATCATCCCAGCGCCGTCTGGGTACGCACCTCGCCAATGCACTATGAATACGTTCGTCTCCTTGCCTCATACCTTGCACGCGAATTCTTCCGCCGCTACGGCAAGGCGCATGCGTCATCATACATACTGCATGACGAACTGCGCCTGCCGCCGCCGGCCTTAGCTACTGCGCCGCACATCTGGCAAGACCCGCCACAAGCTATGCCTAACCAGTACAAAGGCCCCGACACAGTCGAAGCTTACCGTGCGTACTACGCAAGCAAAGCCAAAACCATGTCGTTAGTTTACTACCGTGGTGAGCAATCCATCCCCATCTGGTTGCGTGATGAGTTAGAACATCAACAAGCTCAGGAGGCTGTATGAATACCCCTACCGTTATGCTTCCTTGCGTAAAGGAACCCCATCCTACGGATGACGTCATCTTCTTCGATGTAGAGGAAGGCCCGCAAGGCGAAGACCTACTTACCTTTGTGTGCCCGCGCTGTGAGGGAATTCACACGTCCGTCGTAACGGTGCCGCGATGACAACGATGTTTGATGACGTGCATGTGTTTCGTAAGACCATGCAGCTGCCAATTGGCGATGCACCGCATCTTTTGCGGGCAACCGAGGTGTCTTACTTTGCGCGGTTCATCATGGAAGAGCTGAGTGAGTTCCTCCGCGCCAACGAGGAAGGCAACCTTGTCAAGGCAGCCGACGCATTGGTTGACCTTACTTACGTCGCAATGGGAGGCGCTCATGCCATGGGGTTACCCTTTAATGACCTTTGGAAAGTGGTGCACGCAGCCAATATGTGCAAGCAGCCTGCCACTGCGCTGTACCGCTCGGTGCGAGGCAATCAGTACGACGTTGTTAAGCCGGCAGGCTGGGTAGCACCTGAGGCTACCATGCAGGCTATCATTGACACCCATATCAAACTACGGAAGCTAGACAAACATGAACATGAATGACCTGATCAACGAATTTGTTGACCTCAAGGCGCAGCGTGAAGAGCTGTCCGAAAAGACAAAAAAGATCAATGAACGTATGTCCGCCATCGAGGCAGCAATTATGGAGCAAATGGCATCGGCAGGTTTGAGCCAGGCCGCAAGTGATAGAGCATCATGCAGCATGCGGCAAGTTAAGCGCCCCGTGATCAAGGATTGGAACATCTTTTACGCCCATGTGGCGGAGACAAAGCAATTCGAGCTGCTGCATAAGCGGCTTGCATCAACTGCTTTCAGTGAACGCTGGGAAGCAGGTGAGACCATCCCCGGTACTGACGTTTCGAGTAACTGGGAACTGAGCGTTCGTCGTAAGTAAATTCCTAATCGTCCTAAGGAGCATCAAATGGCTAAAGATAAAGAGCAGCAAAGCGAAGGCACGCAACTGGCCTTGTTTGAAGACCAATTGGCTGGCCTCGCCGCCCAGGCCGTCAAGGCTGAGCAGTCCACGGCAGGTGTGTCGTTCCTTTCCACACAAGGTGGTATCCTTAAGTGGCAAGGCAATCCCATCGCTGGCAACAAACTGCAGTGCGTCATCTTGGCATCGCCTGTTGAGCGGTTGTACTACGCCGAGCGCTACGATCCGACCAAGAAGGTTGGTCCTGCGTGCACGGCCATCAGCATCAACGCAATTGGTATGACGCCGGTACAAACGGGCGAAGGTTTGCCTGTGCAGCATCCCACCTGCGAAGGTTGCCCCAAGAACGAATGGGGCTCAGCCGCCAATGGTGGTAAAGGCAAGGCATGCCGTGAGACGCGGCGCTTGATTCTTCTCCCCGCCGATGCACTGACTTCACCTGAAGCCATTGCTGCAGCAGAGATCGCAGCCTTGCGGCCGCCTGTGACCAGCCTAAAGAACTACGCAGGCTATGTGCAGACGATCGCAGCAACGTACAAGCGCCCGCCCTTGGCTATGGTGACCGAGATCGCATTGGCACCGGATCCTAAGACGCAGTTCAAGGTAACCTTTAGCATGGTCAAAGCTATCGATGACGCAACATTGATCACGGCATTGATGGCACGTGCTACACGGGAGACCGAGGCTGCAATCGCTACGGCAGGTGTCGTTGATGGTGACGATGCCGGCACGACGCAATCCACACGCTTCTAATAGTCACGGGGGAAAGCGGATGCTACAAGGATGCTGCACTCAAAGGCGCAACCAAGTAGACGTAGCGAGTACCCCACCCTTTTTTGGAGCGTGTAATGCAACCACCTGTTTTTCTTGACTTTGAAACCGAGGGCATTGCCCCTCGGCCTAAGTATCCGCCGGTGCCTGTGGGCCTGGCTGTGTATGACCCCTTGGATACCTTCGCCAATGGCTACCATGCCTTTGGCCATGCTGTGGGCAATAATACTACCAAGGAAAAAGTAGCAGCCCTATTGACCTCGATCTATGCGTCTGGCCGTACCATGTGCTTTCACAATGCCATGTTCGACCTGGATGTGATTGAGACGCACTTTGGTCTTGCCATTCCGCAAGCCACCTTACTGCATGATACGCTGATCATGGCCTTCTTGCATGATCCGCATGTACGATCCTTTGCCTTGAAAGAGCTCGTTGTCGATTGGCTAGGCGTTAAGCCTGAAGAACGTGATGAGCTTAAGGAATGGATCATTGCCAATGTGCCCGAGGCCAAGAAGAAAAAGTCTACCTGGGGTGCCTACATCTGCCGTGGGCCTGTTGACCTTGTAGGTCGCTACGCAATAGCTGACGTGCGGCTAACTAGTGAGCTGTACGACTTCCTCGTTGATAAGGTTTTGCCTGAACAGGAAGAGCCTTACCTTCGTGAGCTAGAGTTGATCCCCATGCTGCTTGAAAACTCACGGTTAGGTGTACGGGTAGACCGTGATGGCTTGCATAAAGCAAAGCTGCAAGCAATAAAAGACCTGGCGTTGTGCGATGTTTGGGTTCGTGCATTATTGAATTCTCCTGAGTTGAACATTGACAGCGATGCGCAGCTGGTTGATAGTATTTATCCCACCGACTTCTGGGACAAAACAAAAGGCTGGCCTACAACAGACAAAGGTGCCCCTAAGGCCGACAAGGAAACACTAGGGGAGATCCTCACACACTTGGAGCTTAAGGATGTCCTTAGATATCGAGCCAACCTATCAACATGTTTGTCAACTTTCATTGAGCCCTGGCTGGAAGCTTCTACATCTACAGGCAGAATCTACACAAACTGGAACAGTGTACGAGGTGAACGTGGGGGCACCCGGACCGGCCGGCTCTCCTCAACACCTAACTTTCAAAATGCACCTATCCGTTATCCGAAGGTACAGCTCCCCGACGATCTCCCCGTTGCAGCCCTCCCGCTCATCCGCAGCTTCATCTTAGCCGATGAAGGCCACAAGCTTGTAGCATGCGACTTCAACGCGCAGGAACTACGTATCTTTGCGCACTTTGAAGGCGGCAACCTGATGCAGCAATATCAGAAGGATGCCCGCGCTGATCTGCATACCTATGCCGCAACTATGATGACTGAGGCATCCGGCCGTGAAGTAAGCCGCACGTACAGCAAAGGCGTAAGCTTTGCGATTCTGTATGGCGCCGGGCCAAAGAAAATCAGTGAGATGCTGGAGGTGTCGTATGACATGGCCCGTACTTTGATGGATGCCTATACCACCGCTGTGGCACCGGGGCTCAAGTCCATGCAGGACACAATGCGTACGCGGTATAAGCTGGGCCAACCATTGCGTACTGTAGGCAACCGCATGGTGAAGATGGAGCCTGCCAAGATGATCAATGGTAGGTACCGTGAGTTTGACTACAAAGGTGTCAACCTACTAATTCAAGGCTCGGCTGCTGATCAGGCCAAGGCCGCCATGCTGCTGTTTCAAAAGACACGCAACGGCAGCCGGCTTTTGCTTAGTGTGCATGATGAATTGGTCATCTCGGCGCCTGAAGACGCAATTGAACGTGAAGCAAACTGCCTTATGCATGCCATGTGCAACGCCGTTGCAATGGATGTGCCTATGGTTTCTGACTATAAAGTTGGTAACACCTACCAGGACACAAAATGAGCTTCTCACATTCATCTATCTCATCGTACGAAACGTGCCCTTTAAAGTACAAGCTTACACGCATTGATCGACTTGAAGAGCCTAGCGGCATTGCAGCAGAACGTGGCACGCTTATCCATGCTGAGTTTGAGGAAGCCATTAAGGGGCTTACCTTGGTAGATACCACACGCACCTGGTGGGTTGAGTACCTGGAGCAGCTTAAGAGCAAGAACGCGCAGCCTGAAGTGCGAATTGGCTTGACCAAAGACTGGCAGCGATGCGACTTCTTTTCTGAAGAAGTGCATTTGCGCGGTGTCTTTGACGTGATCTACTTTGAAGATACCTGGGCCCACGTGCTGGATTGGAAAACAGGTAAAGAGCGCGACTACACCGAGCAGCTTAAGCTATACGCGGCCATGATCTTTGCGTACTACCCATGGATTACGCGTGTGTCAAAAGAGATTTGCTACGTCGACCATAACCGCCGCGTCAGTCAAGGCATCACCGAGCGTGACGAGTTTGAAAGCCTTAAAGCTTGGGTGGATGGCAGGATTGATCGTATTGGCAATGACAAGGTGTATGCGCCTAAGCCGACATACCTTTGCAAGTGGTGCCACTTTCGCAAAGACAATGGCGGGCCTTGCGTATGGTAAGCGTGCTGCTTGAACGCCACCTTGAGCAATACTTTTCAGCGCAATGCAAAAAGCGCAATTTGCTAAGTCTCAAACTGCATGTACGCTTTAATCGTGGTTGGCCAGATCGGCTTGTCATTTTGCCTGATAGACGCGTACTGTGGGTAGAACTAAAACGGCCTGGGGGTACTACCTCAGCACTACAAGATAAGTTGCATAAAGACCTGTACATGCGCGGCCATTTGGTGCATGTCATTGACTCTAAAGAAGGGATTGATCATGTTTTGGGAACCGCATGAGTATCAAAAGGAAGCAGTCAAGTTCTTGGTCTCCAACGGCTCAGGCGCATTGTGGCTTGACCCGGGCTTAGGCAAAACTGCTGTTGTGCTGTCTGCGTTTCGTGCATTGCACTTGCAAGGCATGGCAAAAAAGATGCTGGTGATTGCGCCATTGCGCCCCACCTACATGGTGTGGCCGCCGGAAGTAAAAAAGTGGGAGCAATTCAGCCACTTTTCGGTTGGAGTTTTGCATGGTGGCAACAAGGCCCGTGAGCTGGCAAAGAACCACGCCATTTACGTCATCAACTTTGAAGGCTTGCGCTGGTTGTCCACAGCGTTGCGTGATAAGCCTTGGCCTTTTGACATCCTTGTTGCGGATGAAATTTCGTACCTGCGCAATACGCAGACTCAGCGTTTCAAAACACTCAAGCCTTTGCTCAACAAGTTTGATCGGCGATGGGGATTGACGGGCTCACCTGCACCCAACAGTTTGATGGACATCTTTGGGCCGCAATACATCATTGACCAAGGGGCTACCTTTGGCCCTTACATTTCGCGATTCCGCACCGAGTACTTCTATCCTACAGGCTACGGCGGCTTTGAATGGAAGCTAAAGCCTGAAAGCGAGCAAGTGATTTACTCTAAGTTGGAAGGTAAGGTTCTACGGATGGCAGCTTTGGATCACTTGGACTTGCCTGAGCTTACCTACAACACCATCAATGTTGAGCTGCCCGCTTCTGCGCGTAAGATTTACGACGCGTTTGAAAAAGAACTAACCATTGAGTTGGCAGAAGGCGACATTACGGCCGTCAATGCTGCAGTGGCTGTTATGAAAGGCCAGCAAATTGCCAATGGTGGCTCATACTTGGATGGCCCAACTCGTGTTTCCACGTCAATACATGACGCCAAGACGGAAGCCGTACAAGATCTTGTTGAAGAATTGTCAGGGCAACCTTGCATCATTGGCTACCATTTTCAGCATGACTTGGAAAGACTGAAAGCCGCATTCCCGACTGCACCGGTCATTGGCTCCGGCGTTGTAGGCGCCAAGCTTGAGGGCATCATACAGGATTGGAATGCTGGGAAAATTCCTGTCTTGCTTGCACACCCAATGTCTGCCGGGCATGGTCTAAACTTGCAAGGCTCAGGGCATGCGGTGATCTGGTACTCTTTGACCTGGTCACTTGAGATTTACGAGCAATTCATTCGCCGGCTTTGGCGCCAAGGCCAGCGCAACCACATTGTGGTACACCATATCGTGGCAAAAGACACGATTGATGAGGCCATTATGCTCGCAGTTCAGAAAAAGGACAAAACGCAACAAAACTTGCTGACAGCAGTCAAAGAGTACATAAAGCGTGATATGATTGTCTCTGTTGATCATTGAAAGGTATACACCCCATGCAGTACATCTATCCCATTGTCGTACAACTTACAAAGGACTGACTTATGTCTGAGCTACCCCGTTACGCCCGTTATCCGAAGAACAGCGTCATCACCGTACTGGCCACGGAAAACCCAAAGAACAAAGGCACGTTGGCATTTCAACGTTTTGCGTTGTATCAGTCGGGTATGACCATTGCCGAATACGTGGCTGCTGGCGGCCGTACTGGTGACATCAAGAATGATGTTGCATCACAGTACATTTCAGTCGAGCTTCCGGCGGAGGCATAATCGTGCGTATCCTTATCACAGGCGTAACCGAGACGCATATCAATCATCCTGATCGCGCAAAGTCTACAAAGTTTGCGTCTATCCCTGAACTTATGCGTCTGGGTTTCAACATACTAGGCCATACGGTTGACCACCGCGCGGTTCGCCTGGATGAGGACTTTGCTGCGTATGACCGCGTTTTCGTCTATCTGTATCCTTTGGACGCGAACGCGGTCAATGCGGAGCAAGTAGTGCATGTGTTGCAAAAGCGGCCAGATGCCCCTGTGTGCCTCGATGACTGGTCCTTCCAAAGGATCTTACCCTCATGGGTGCCGATGGTCTCTGAGGCCTCTCTGGTGGATCGTACATGGATAGCCCCTTTATTCCCCTGGGGCAACCATGACAAGCTTAAACTGCCAGTCAAGCAATTGCATGCGTGGGATCCTTCTTCGCTGTACCAGTCGCATGGCATGCCTGCTGTGCATAAGCTGTCGTGGCAGCAAAGAAAGTCAGAGTGGTACAACGCCAGCCTATCGGCTGATTCCCATCTTTGGGCGCAGCGCCAACGACTGACTTGGCCTGTGCATGCCATTGGTGGTAAGGCACTGGGTCAACCTCGCAAGTTGGAGTCTGACATCGTCTGGGATTACGGCTCTTACAAAGGCATACTGTGCCCCAGCTATGCGCATGCAGGCTCCGGTTGGTGGCGTGTAAGGTACCTACATGCTCAAGCTGCCGGTTGCATCTTAGGCGGCGATGAGGCAGAACTTGCAACCATTGGAACTGCGTACAGCTTTACTTTACGAGAAATTGAGGCCATGTCTGACATGCAGCAGGCAAACTTAGCACAGCAGCAATCGCAACAACTAAGCGCACGACTTGCAACTTTGCATGACACGCTTTCAGCATTAGAGGATTTTCTATGATCATTATTCTTGAAGGCCCGGATGGCTCGGGCAAAACGCAATTGGCAGACACATTGCGGCAACGGCTTCAACGTGAGCGCATGGTGCATATCGCAAAGCATGGCCCATATACAGGCGTCAATGCCGCTGATCTATGCCGCATGTACTTCAGGACTATGACACCGGCATTGACCTATGACGACCATGTCATCATGGATCGTGCGTGGATCTCGGAGCCTATTTACGGAGATGTGTACCGCAACGGCGCAAATCGTGTTGACATGCCTCGGCGGCGCATGCTGGAAAGATTGGCTCTTTCTCGAGGTGCTGTCCTGGTGCTATGTCAGCCTCCTTTTGAAAATTGCGCCAAAGCGTTTGCGTCACGGCAAAAAGAAGAATATCTTGACAATCTTGAGCAGCTTAAAGATGTCTACGAGGCGTATGATAGCCTTGGGCAAGGCATGGCTCTACCCTTGGAGCATTATGACTACACGCAAGATAGCGTGGATGGCTTACTGGATAGAATCAAGGACAGATCAATTGACAACAAGGCTGCAGGTGGTGGCTGCTTTGATGAAGGTAATATCCTCCTGCTATGCGACAAAGGCCCCAGAACAAACATGCGTGCGTCTGCCTTGATTGTTCCATTCATCAACTTCTTGGATAATGATGGCCCAAGCCGTATGCTGGCTCAAACTCTTGAGCGCGAAGGCGTCTCTGAAAATCAGGTGTACTGGATCAACACGCAAACACACCAAGGGGTACCTACCAATCCTGACTTCATTGCACAACTCCAACCATCAAGTGTGTTTGCCTTAGGCAACAATGCATACGCATGGGCGTTGAACAGCAATGTAGAAGCCATAAAGCTGCCACCGCCTTTGCATCACATACAGCACTACCCTGACCAGCCATACGCCATCATGGAGCGCGATCATGGAAATAGCTAAAATCAACGCAGAGTGGGATTTGCTTAAGCTATATCAGGCGTTGCATACGCATGGCGCATGGTATAGCCCCCGAGGTGAGCGGACATTGGAGTTGCAAAACTTTACGTACACCGTTGCGCCGTACGTACGCTTCAATGCTTTTACAGGGCGCAATCTCAACCTGCCGTACATCAAGCGGGAAATGTCTTGGTATATCAACGCCGACCCTACGGATTTGTCAATTGCTGAGCATGCCGCGCAGTGGGGCAAGATTGTGCTTAATGGAAAGCTCAATAGCAACTATGGGTCATATTGGTTTGGGCCGCATGGGGC